TCTGAAGGAGGTGAGGAATGATGGAGCAAGTGAATATGAATAAGCTTCTAAATCTAAAACGAGATATTCGTTTTGAATCTAAAGGTGAAAATGAGTATAAATTAACTGTTTATGGTTCAATTGGTGGATGGTTTAGTGAAAATAATGCTGAAGCTGTAAGAAGGAAAATTCAAGATGTTAAAGCAGAAAAAATTCACGTTCATATTAATTCGGGTGGAGGTTCCGCATTCGATGGTGTAGCAATTTGTAATCAGTTAAAGCAGCATAATGCAGAGATTATAGTTCATATTGATGGCTGGGCAGCCAGTGCCGCATCTGTAATTGCAATGGCAGGTGATAAAATCATTATGCCTAGTAATACTATGATGATGATTCATCAAGCGAGTACTTTTGAATATGGAAATGCAGATCTTTTTGAAAAAACAGCACGAGATTTACGGAAAATTGATTCAGCTTTAGCAGCATCGTATAAGAAACGTTTTGTTGGAACAGACGAAGAATTAAAACAACTTTTAAAAGATGAAACTTGGTTAACAGCAGAGGAAGCTGTTGCTCTTGGTTTAGCTGATGAAATTGCTGATGAAATTGAAGTTGATGATACGCAAGAAGATGAAGAAGTGGAAGTTGTAGAAAATTTCAAAGAAGATTTAGTAGCTAAGTACACGAAACAATCAAATAATCAAAATCCAAAAGAGCCTATTCAAGAGCCTGTTAATACAAAACAGAATTTGAGTACGCTCTTTTTAAATTTAGGAGGAAAATAAAATATGGTTATTAAGTTTAATAATTTTGCAGAAAAGAAACTTGCTTTTGCAAAAGCAACACAGGAAGGTACACCGGAAGAACAATCAGCAGCGTTAAATTCTATGATTGAAGCACTTGCTACAGATGTTCGTTCGGATATCTTGAATCAAGTAAATGAATCAATGGTAGACCGTTCTATTATGCAATCTCGTGGTTCAAATGTATTAACAAGTGAAGAAATGAAATTCTTTAATGCAGTTGTGGAAGAAGGTGGATTTAAGTCAACTGAAACATTACCTAAAACGACTCAAGAGCGAATCTTTGACGATTTAGTGAGTGGCCATCCATTCTTAGATCATATTGGATTAGAAAACTTAGGTGCTGTCACGGAATTTATCTATGGAGATCCAGAAGGTGCAGCGGTATGGGGACCATTATTTGGTGACATTCAGGGTCAATTAAATGCTACATTCCGCAAAGAGCCTATTACTCAACTTAAATTAACAGCGTTTATTCCATTATCAAACGATATGTTAAAACTGGGACCAGTTTGGGTAGAACGTTATGTTCGTACAATGATTACAGAAGCGATGGCTGTTGGATTAGAGCGAGGCTTTGTAATTGGTACAGGTAAAAATGAACCTATCGGTTTATTAAAAGATCCAAGCGGAAACGTTGTTGGTGGTGTATATCCAGATAAAAAGTCCGTTGGTACTTTAACATTTGAACCAGGCCGAAAAACAATTAATGAATTAAAAGGCGTTGTTAAATTACTTGCAAAAAAATTAAAAGCGGATGGCAAAGACGCGGATAAACCCAAAAATATTGCTGGGAAAGTAGTTATGGTGACAAATCCATTTGATACGTTTGATGTTCAAGCTAACGCAACAACTTTAAATGCAGCTGGTGTGTATGTAACAAGTTTACCTTTTAATCCAACTCAAACAGAATCAGTGTTTGTACCTCAAGGTAAAGTAGCTTTCTTTGTTAAAGGAGAGTATATTGCAGCGATGGGTGGGACAGAACCTATTAAAAAGTATGATCAAACATTAGCTTTAGAAGATGCAACGCTTTATATTGCTAAGCAATACGCTACAGGTAAACCGAAAGATAAGTATGCAGCACAAGTTTATGATTTGAAACTTGAAGAAGTAACGCCACCAACACAAGGGTGATGTAAATGGATGCAATAATTTTAAATGAAATATTACAGCAATTCAAAGATAGGATGCACTTGGGTGATGATGAAGACGATAACCTGAGACGTATCCTTTTTGCATCCAATCAAGCCTTGATTAAGGTTTGTGGCAATTATGATCTTAATACTGACGAGGTGTTCAAGGAGTTAATCTTTGAACGCGCTCGTTATGTTTATAACGATGCTTTAGAGTATTTTAATCAGAATTTTTTAAGTCAGATTAATAGTTTAAGTATCGAAAAAGCTTTAGAAGAAATTAAGTTGGACGGTGATTAATATGCGGCCTTTTCAGTACAAAAAGCCATTAAATACAGGCGATTGTAGGAATCGAATTATCATTGAACAACCTGTAGTAATAAAAGATGAATTAAATCAGGTAATCGAAACAGAGGATTGGCAGGTAGTTAAAAAAGCCTGGTCGATGATAAAGACGATGAAAGGTTCCGAGTATATTGAAGCTTCAGCTGAACAGGCTACACGGGTTTATCGTTTTGTGATTCCTTATACCTCTGGTATCACGGAAGAAATGCGAATTAATATGAAAGGTCGTATCTTTGATATTATCGAACCGCCAATGAATGATGATGAAATGTATCAAACTTTGACCATTATCGCAAAGGAGTATACTTAATATGAATGATTTTGCGGGTGAGATTGCTAGAGAATTAAAAAGATATGCAAATGTTGTAGAAGCAAAATTAGAAAATGAAATTGATGATGTAGCAGATGTTGCTGTAGATAAATTAAAGCAAACTAGTCCTAAGAAAACAGGGGGCTATCGTAAAGGTTGGAGAAAGAAAAAGGGAGATAATGGCGTTGTTCTTCATAATACAAAAGGACAATTGACACATCTTTTAGAAAAAGGTCATGCAAAAGCTGATGGTGGTCGTGTACCAAAGAAAGTGCATATTCGGCCAGTGGAAGAGTATGTAATTGACGAATTGCCGAGACGTATCGAAAGGGCGGTTCAACAATGACACTAGGTGAACTAACAAAAATTCTTGAAGCTACAGGTTATCCTGTGGCTTATTCGCATTTCACAGCAACACCAGGCAATCGAGTACCCAAACCACCGTATATTTGTTTTCTTGTGGACGATTCAGCGAATCTCATGGCTGATAACAAGGTCTATCACAAGATAAATGATTTAAATATAGAGCTTTACACAATTAAAAAAGATTTAATTGCGGAAGAAAAACTTGAAAAGGTCCTAGATGATTATGAGATTCCTTATGAATCGTACGGGACATTTATTGAATCTGAAAAGTTATTTCAAAAAGTATATGAAACGAGGTCTATCTAAATGGAGAATAAAGTTATTTTTGGTTTAAAAAATGTACATTATAGCGTTATTACTGAAGAATTATTAGGGAAAGTCACGTATGGAGAGGTTGGTAGATTACCTGGTGCCGTAGAAATGAAATTAGAACCAAAAGGTGAACAGTCAGATTTCTATGCAGATGATGGTAACTATTATGCAGAATCAAGTAACCAGGGGTATGAAGGTACTTTAAATTTAGCTAAGCTTACAGAAGCTTTTCGTACAGAGGTATTAGGTGAAATTTTAGATGAACAGGATAAAGTTATTTCAGAAGTTTCGAATGCCAAAATTAAAAGAATTGCTCTCATGTTTGAATTTGATGGAGATGTAAAGGCGACACGTCACGTGCTCTATAACGTATCTGTATCACGTCCTGGTTTTGGATCTTCCACAAAAAGTGATAAAACAGAGCCAACTACAACAGAATTAAAATTCACTGCAGCACAACACCCAGAAACATTAAGAGTAAAAGATTCAACAACAGTTGTCACACCAGCTAGTGTTTATGATGCTTGGTATACAAAGGTTTACGAAAAAAAAGCGGCAAAAGGGGCGTAAATAGATGGAAAAAACAATTGTAATTGATGAAAAAGAAGTGCTTTTGAAAAGTACGGCTGGTACAGCTATTCGCTACAAGGCGCAATTTAGGCGCGATATGTTTGCGGATATTCTTGGGCTAGGTGTACTTTCTTCCTATATTTCAAAGGATGGTGAACAAAGTGAAATTGACATTTCTGAGGTAGATTTAAGTAAATTAGATTTTGAAGTTATTTATAACTTAGTTTGGGCGTTTGCTAAAACGGCAAATAAAGAAGTTGCAGATCCATTAACATGGCTGGATACATTTGGAGAGTTTCCGATTGCTGAAATCATTACTGAAATTCAGGACTTAATTAAAAGTACGGTTCAGTCAAAAAAAAAATAACAGAAGATGAACAAGAGCAAGGGCGTAACGATGGAAAAGGTGGTTTTTCTGTCGATACATTCCTTGCTCTTTGTTATTCATGCAAATTATCAAAAGAAGATTTAGAAGATATGACAATAGGTGATTGCTTGGATTATATCGACGAGTATGTTGAATTGCGAAATCCGAAAAAAGAACAAGAAAATACAAGAAAAGCTACACAATCAGATATTGATAATTTCTAAGTAAGCGAGGTGATAACATGGCAGGGAAAATAAAAGGAATAACGATTGAAATTGGCGGAGATACAGTCGGTTTACAAAGTGCTTTAAAAGATGTGAACAAGCATAGTAAGAACTTATCGGATGAGTTAAAAGATGTAGAACGACTTTTAAAGTTTAACCCAGGTAATGTTGAAGCATTAGCTCAAAAACAACAATTGCTTACGCAACAAATTGAGAATACGACAAAAAAATTAGATAGTTTAAAGTCAGCTCAACAACAAGTTCAAGCCCAATTCGAAAGTGGCGCGATTAATGAGGAACAATATCGGGCGTTTAGGCGTGAAATTGAATTTACAGAAGGGCAACTTAAT